GAAAGATTATTCTATATCTCCTATTTTGCATTTTGCAGATTAGGAGAAAACATTGATTATTACGGACGTGTGTGGGCACGCTTTATATTTAATGTTGGTTTTGAATCTAGGTGCTTCTACGTGGCCAGTGGTCGCTTGTTTGTGTCACAATCCGGTTATGCTCATTCTAAGTTCCAGCGTAAGAATGAGAGGAAAGTTTCCAAGATCTTAAAAGAGATAGGGAAGCTTCAAGATAAGAAACGATCTTGTAAAAACGGGGACGCTAAGAAATATGCCGAGCCTTTGCATTTTTTGTCTAAGGAAAAAAGAAAATACGAACCGCATAGTGGTATCGCTTCTCGGTACCCCGATTTACCCGAACCAAGCGAGAATGAATTTAAAAGTTTCAAAATTGGTTTAGGTGTTGGTTTATTAGCTGGTTTATGGCATGGTTTCTTCTCTGTAATCATGTTTCCTGGAATAGTTGATTTACATCGCAAGTATTGGAATGACATTTCGAAGTCTGATATTGTGAAGCGTGTGGAGAGAGACATCCCCAAATCTTTGAATTTTATGACTAGAGCTCGCATTGATATGTCATTTCTTCGTTTGGCCACTAAATTTGACGCCAACAATATAGAGAATTGGACAGCCCTAATTGTTGGATTGGTAACTAGTACTTCAACAGTCAATGCTGGTGCTTTATTGCTGACACATTTTAAGACGTATTACAATAAGAGCGTTGCGGTTGTTCTTGCTGACAAATTTTCATCTCTTTTTATGAAGTCTTATGAGCCGCATTCGTTACAAGATATGGCTGGCTTATGGAGAATGTTATCAAATGATTTCAACTCCCTCCAGAAGTCTCCGTTCTTTGATAAGGTTTTGAATGTTGTCAGTCTTGTAGTTTGTTCTGGTTTGTGTGGTTCTTTTGATATAGATTTCAAGGTTGCTGGTTTTAATTTGTTTTCGGAGAACTTATCTAAGCGATTGAATAGTGTGTCCCTCACGGATATGCCCGGAATGATTTTGGAGACAGTTGCTTATTTTCTAGAAACTGGCTACATGTGTTATACACAGGGTTCATTTAAGCCCATTTTGTTCACTAACCCAGAAGCGTATGCTTTCGAACAGAAGTACCTTGAATTTTTCCGGGTTATTCCGCTTATTGGAGACGGAGATTGGGAAACCGCTGGCATAACCATAACAGAGTTTCACACATTATATGATGATCTTTATTCTTACCTTCATAGTCTACACAGTTCGTTGAATAAAGGTTTCGAGAAGAAAGTTATATGGGATCGCTTGATTGGTATTGTTAAAGCTAAGAACGATCTGGATCGGAAATTGAATTCTGGATTACTTAGGCGTGCCCCTTTCGTTTTGGCCTTTTGCGGACCATCTAGTGTGGGTAAGACTACTGTTGCAAATATCATCAATGTGGTGGCCGTCAAAGCAAGTGGTGGGACTGGTGACCTTACCAAGAAGATCACCTGGAATGAAAATGACGATTACTTCTCAAATTATAAGGTCGACACCGAGACTATTGTTATGGATGATTTATGTAACACCAAACCTTTATTTATCCAATCCTCGCCCTTGGCGTGGTTGATTAAATTTAATAATAATAATCCGGAGTATGCGGTTATGGCTGAGTTAGAATCTAAGGGTAAATTACCCATCCGCCCACTTACCCTTGTTATTACAACCAATGTTCCCGATTTGCTTGCGCAAACTTACTCCAATGAGCCCGTTTCAATACTTAGACGGTTGGACATGAGGGTTAGTGTTACCGTTAAGGAAGAATTCGCTCTAGTGAATGGAGGTAGTGGAAATTTCATGCTTGATCCTGATAAAGCTCGTGTATACGTTGATAGTTTAGAGGGACCGGAAAAGATTTTCCCTGATATGTGGAATTTTACGGTTGAGAAAGCTGTCGCTGTTAAAAACCCCAATGGGGGTACCGATCGTGCTGAGTTCCGGAAAATAGTTTGGCAGGGGATGATATTGGAGAACATTAGTCTAAAGGTCTTGGCCGACTATACTGCTGATGCTGCCAGGTTGCATTCTCATAATCAGAAGAACCTAGTCTCCAAACAAACCCAATTACATGAGACTATTAACCTTTGCTGCATCTGCAATAAGCTACAGATGTCTTGTCAATGTTCATATTGTGATCAAGCTGGGAATGATAGTCTAGATAGGGAGCCTGATATCGATGAAATTATAGAGATAACAGATAGTGATTTTGAAGGTGAGTCGTCTCTATGGGATTTTCTACCTTTTTTATACCGGCAGGATGTAGCATCGTTCTTCTCCTATTTATTATCCCGACGGGGGATATTGGATTATTTTAGACTTCATTGGCGACAGATATTCGTTAGTTTTAGCCTTTGGTTGGTCCTTGTGATATTGAGACCGCTGGATTTGGTTCCATGTATGTTGTGCTTTATCTTCCTGATTCACAGTTTTCTATTATACCGATTTTATTTGATTTATTGGTATTCTAGGGAACGATGGTTTCGTCTACAATCATCTGCCAATAGGATCACAAGTAGTCCATTATTTACGTGTATCGTTGGTGCTGGTACTACATATCTTATGACCAGGGCCCTTGGAAAGATCTTGTATGGACTAATTAAGTTCTATCGTTCTTTCAATGGTGCCGTTATGACAGGGCAATCCGCTCTTAATCCGAATAATGAGGAGTACGTCGCACGCCGTCAAGAGCCAAATCCTTGGTATCCCAAGATACCTGTTACTAAGTTGAGTAAACCCACCCCTCGCTCCAAGACCACCACATGGCGTGACCTCAACGGGAAGATAGCAAAAAGTTGTGTCTTTGTCAAGAGTGGCAGTAAGATTACAGGTGGTTTTTATATTCGTACCCATCTGCTAGCAGTTCCTGGACACTTCGTAACTGAAGACATGGAGCTCGAGATAATACCGCGAGTTAAGTATTTGGGGAATAAACATAGCTATCGCATACGTACTTCAAGCGATTTAGTTTATAGGGTACCAGATTCCGACATTGCATTAATTTATGCTCCCGGTGGCTGTGATAAAAGTGACTTTACTGATTATTTTCCAGTTTCGCATCTGGAAGGTGAATGTATTGGATCTTTCACATACCGTGGAGCAGAAGGTGAATTGCTATTAGATCGCGTACGTATGACTTTTGGAAGAGTCACCACAGATGTAGCAACTTTCCATGGGGCTGAATATGTATTTAATAATTTTAACACTTTCAAGGGGTTGTGCATGGGCGTTTTTGTAAGTGAGATGAAACCACCCTGCATTGCCGGTTTCCATTTGGGAGGTATTACAGATTCCCAATATGGAGCCAGTGGAACTTTACTCAAAGGTGAAATCGATAGGGCTTTAAGCTTTTTTGATGTTCCCGGTACACTATTTCCTGGTGGTTCATCAGATATACCCACGGTAATGTATGAAAGCCACTTGGGGGATGATCCGCTAACTCTCGACAAACCCGTTTCGCCAAAGTGTCCCACCAATTTTCTTCCTGAGGGCGCTATAGTCGACGTGCTATCTGCATGCAAGGGGGCGGTTACCAACAGGTCTGAGGTTATCGTTTCACATATTTCAGATAGCGTTCGTAAATATACTGGTGTAGAAAGGACACATGGTCCTGCCCCGATGGGACCACCCGTAGTTAGATCTTGGCATAATTGGTCTCTTGGTATGCAGGGTTTTAGTGATCCTGCAATAGGTCCTTCTATAAGCAGTATTATTCGTGCATCTGTCGATTATATTCAATTACTACTGCCCAAGTTTAAGAATTTAAAACCATTAGATCTTCCTACGATTATCAATGGTTTGGACGGCGACAAATTCTTAAATCGCATGCCTCAGAATACTTCAGTTGGCTTTCCATTATCTGGGAAATTAAGCGTATTCTCGGTAGCAGTACCGCCTTTAGAGGGTCACAGTGTAAATTTTGAGTTAGACGGAGACATTATGGATGTTTACGAGACTGACAAAGCTAGGTACCGCAACGGCGAGCGATGTTACCCAGTTTTTAGAGCTTCTCTGAAAGACGAGCCTGTTAAGATTGGTAAGCTCAAAGTCCGAGTATTTCAAGCCGCTCCAGTTGCTTTGAAGATGTTATTGAGAGAGTACTTTCTTCCAATTGCTTCTCATCTCAGTATGTTCCCATTGCTGAGTGAGTGCGCTGTGGGGGTTAATGCCTTTTCACAAGAGTGGGATGAAATGCATCAGCATATAGTCGGGAATGGTGAGTCTAGGATTGTTGCGGGCGATTATAGCGCTTATGATCAACGCATGCCAGCGTCTTTAACGGGTGCTGCTTTTAGTGTTTTGATAGAGTTGGCTGAACAAGCGGGGTATACCCTTGATGATCTCACCATTATGAAGTCTATGGTAGCCGATGTAATTTACCCATTGGTAGCTTATAATGGTACGTTAGTGCAATTTTATGGCAGTAATCCATCGGGTCACAATTTAACGGTATATATTAATTCTATAGTGAATTCCTTGATTTGCCGGTGTGCTTTTTTCCGTGTGTATCCACATCATAGTAATTTTAGATCAGCTGTTTCTATGATGACGTATGGTGATGATGATATCGGTAGCGTCCACGAAGATTTTGGGGATTTTAATTGCGTGACAAAGTCTGATTACATAAATTCTATAGGTATGAAATATACACCTCCGGATAAAAGTGGTGACCACATACCCTACATGAATATGGTG